CCTCTCCTGTTTTTTCACCCCAAGATGGAACATTTATACGCACATTCTTTACAACATATTCCTTGTCACCTTCAAACACACGCCAAGCATGTTCTACAGACCCACGACCTGCTTGACCACGAGATTTGTTGAATCGAATCAGGTATGTGTTCATATAACTTCAGCAGATGATGCAGGGCAAGTCTGCGGGTGAGGAATTACAGTCAAGTTGAAATGAACAAATTTAATTGGTTTGTCTGCGGCATGTCGAGTAAATGAATGAGCAAACCATGAGTTAGCAAAAATCATCATGCCTGGTTTGGGTGTGAAGTTAATCATCTTGCTAGCAGGAGTTGCCATGTTTATGTCTTGCTCTGGCAAATCAATTTGAACTTTGCCTGAACGGGGGTCATGAAACACTATGTGAGAGCAATCTTTTGGTGTCTCAAGAAAATAAAAACCTACAATTTGTGAGCCAAACCCATGAACGTGTGCATCCATTGCTGAGTGCTTATGGTGTTCTTGCGTCCACATTTCCGTAAACTGCACTGCCTTGTCCTGCATGGCGTAACCCTGCTCATTGAGGATGTTCCAAGCAGTAGCACCAACAAACTCGGTAAACTTTTCCAAACGTGAGTCGTTGTAGTAGTTACCCGTCATGTACACAGGATAGATTTCGTTTAAATCATGTTCTTTGCGTTGGGTTTCCAAGTTTTCTTCAGAGATTGTGTTTACAACTTCTAAAAAGTCAGGGCGCTCAATAATATAAATTGGGCAAGGAAAATGGTATGCAACTTGAAGTTGCGTTTGTAGAACAACTTCAGCTACCGACTCAGCAGCTTTGCAAACTTTTTTGACTGACTTCTTTGTTACTTTGCTCATAATGCCACCCATTCCCAAGCAAGGAAGTCAAACTTATATTCACCTTCTGGGCGTACTGGAGTATCTTTCCAATTGGCATCTGCTCCACACCAAAAAGTTCTAATGCCAGCAGCAATCTTAGTTTCGTCTGCATCAGGACGTGGAATTGGGGGAACCATTGTGCAAGTATCCTCGTCTAGTGTCCAAGCAGACCAATTTTCAAAATACTCACGGGCGTTAAACGTATCACGCACAGCTTGCTGCTTAACTGCTTTTTCTTCAATAGTCATTTCACGAACCGACCATACGTCAGTCCACACACCATTTACCTTGGCATAGACAGGCTCATAAGATTCCAAGACTTGATAAATACCAAGTATAGGACGCTCAACTCGAATAAATGGCTCCCAGTTGCTTGGAATAAACCCAAATACTTGAATAAGATTATCTTCAAAAGCAGGGTGATTTTTAATTTGACCGTTTTCATTTTCAATATATAGGTTCATTACAAATTCCCCGTACAAGTTGATGGGAATGAACGTGTGTTACCTGGGTAAATAATTCGCAATGAACCACGACCAGCGTCATTAAGCTCATCTCCACCACCGCCACCACCACCAGGAATTCCTCCTACAGCGCCTCTACTATATTTGGAGCCGCAATCACAACCTATACTTCCAGTGCCACCAACGCCACCTCCGCTTCCTCCGCCACCTCCAGCGCCTCCAGCATCTGCTGTTGCTCCAGCAGATCCATTAGACCCTGAACCTAACACTCCAACGCCACCACCACCGCCTCCGCCACCATTTCCAGCTCCAAGAGTGGTGTTTCCACCTCCGCCACCTCCGCCACCAGCACCACCAGTTCCAGCAGTAGAACATGGAGACCCAGTAAAAGAATTGCCTCCAGCACCACCTGCCCCGCTGTATCCGCCTGCACCACCACCGCCACCCGTGCGACCAACACAAGAGCCACCAGCCGCCCTAACAAATCCTGCGCCACCCGAAAAACCAGTTCCAACAATCACCGTACCACCCGCACCTCCACATTCTGCGCCTGTACCGCCGCCTGCTTCAACCAATGAAGTGCTAGACCTTTTTAAATAAGTGCTTTGCCCATTTAATGGGCCACAAAGCCCTCCAACTCTAACGCTCAAGGATTCACCAGCAGTAACTGAAACATTGTTAGCATACGCAAGTGCACCGCCACCACCACCGCCATTTGATTTGGTGGAAGGGCTTTGAGAATATCCCTTTCCACCGCCACCTATCGCAACAATTGAAACTTTGGAAACGCCAGTTGGCACAACAAATGTAAATGTGCCAGCACTTGTGTATGCTTGCTGACCAACTATAGCCGCCGCACCACGCATAAATCCAAAACCATTTTGAATACCACTCATGTCAAACCACTCCCTGAAATAATCCAAGTTGTTGAAGTCATTTTTACGGCTGTTGCTGTGCCGTATTGAGCTAAAGAGCGTGAACCTGTTGTACCCGCACTAGACAAATACATTGTGTCTGTAGTGATTGCAATGGTCACCACTTGACTTGTCATGTTAATAAAACTGATTGCTGTGCCAATAGGATAAGCCACACTTGAATTTGCAGGGATTGTGAATGTTCTAGCATTTGCATCAGTTGATGGATGCAATATAGCCTTGCCTGAATCCGCTAAAACTAATGTGTAAGCCGCAGATTGGCTATTAATTGGAATATTTCTAAATCCTACTGCGTCTGTTCCGTCTACGGTACAGTTGCTTAAATTACCACTTGTAGGTGTCCCTAAAAGAGGAGTCACAAAAGTTGGTGAAGTTGCTAACGCCACCACTGTCCCCGAACCTGAAGTTGTATAAGATGTACCCCAAGCAGAACCTGTAGAGTTAGCAATACCAGCACCAGGATAAACTTGACCTCCAGATGCAGAAGATGACCATGTTGTACCAGTAGAAGTAAGCACATTTCCAGCAGTACCTGGCGCAACAAGTAGTACGCTACCTGTTGCATTGCCAATCATGACGTTATTAGCAGTAATTGAGGTTAACCCTGTTCCTCCTTGAGCGGGAGTAATGGCTGTAGAAACGCTAGTGATAGTAACGTTTGCTAGAGATAAATTCCCAATACTGGTTGTTGTGTTTCCTAGATAAACCGCTGTATTGCCAATTGTGATGGCAGTAGCAAAGTTACTGTCTAGTTGGTTCAGTGGAATAGCAGCGGTTGCTGTACCGAATGTATAAGGAACTGGCATTTAAAACCTCACTCTCAATTCATGTTCAAATTCAATTGTGTTAACAGTAAATGCAGGGTCTGTAGATGTCATCGTCAAACCCAAATACTTACCATACTGTTGGGCATCTGACTTATACAAGGCATACCCTGGACTTGTCAACCAGCCTATTGTTGCCGAACTATTGTTCTGCCAAGTAATTGTTATAAGTGAATTGTTGTACCAAGTCACTCCATTGTTTAGCGAGTAAACAGGACTAGACCCTTGCTCACTGTCTACCGTTATGTTAAATGTTCCACTTGTGGTAAGCGTTGCCTCTATACCAAATTTTAATGCTTGTTTGGTACGAATAGGGTCTTTCATTGGAGATAAAGATGTCTGTATCTCTGAAGACACATTTGCAGTTGCATCTCCATACAAGCGGAAAAGTGCTGTGTCTGTAACGCCATACAAGTTTATCAAGCCACCCACAGGCGCAGAAGATAAATATCTTAATGCACCCTGACTTGTAATAAACCACTTTTTCTCAAAAAACACGCACTGTACAAATCTATCCCCTGTGGTGATAGGAAAAGTAGATAACAAATAAAAGTTAAAGGCCGCACACAAAATGTTGTTAAGTAAGGCTTGACCCGCAGTCACAGGTTTGCTGAAGTCTATATACGGAAAAATACCATCTAGTTGGTCAGAAATCTTGCTTGTTGTTGAACCTACTAAGGCATACACCCCGTAGTTATTCATAAACAAAACTGAACGGAAATAAGGGAAAACAGCGTATTTAAGCTTGCTACCAACAGAAGCAGACACGTTTGTGTTGGTAAACAGAGTATTTCCTGTATCTGTAACCCTAACATCTGAAAAGACGTTAATACTGTCTTCACCAAAAATGTAAAGAAAGTTGTTGGCAGACACCATGTGCTGAATATTGCCACGCAAGGTTGAGTCAGTAATAATTTCAGAATCAGCAGATGCAGAGGAGAAGTCAGTAGGACTGGTAGAAGAAGAATAAGTAACTGTACGTCCTGTAGAAATCCAAACACGACCAGAAAAGGTAGCAACACTAGATATTTCATCTAGGTTAGGTACACCTAATACGGTAGCATTTGCATTTCCTGATGGCGTAGGAGGGGCAGCTATAGTGACACTAGGAACACTTGTGAAGTTATTCCCCACATTTGTCATGATGACTTCAGTAACAGCGTTGCCAAACACAATAGCAGTAGCAGCGGCATTAGCGCCACCACCACCCGTGATGGTTACAGCAGGTGGGGATGTTGGGTTATAACCAGAACCACCATTGGTAACTTGCACGTACAGCGCACCTTTGGTAAAGGTTAACAGTTGGGCAATAGCATTAGCACCGCTACCGCCGCCTCCTGAGATAGTTACTGAAGGAGCTGCCGTGTACCCGCTACCACCTTCTACTATCTCAATAGAAGAAACAGCATTTGCTGTAATTGTTGCTTCTGCTGTTGCTTGTGTACCATTTGCTTGATTAGGAGAGGAAATGGTTACTGCTGGCGCAGAGGTATAACCTGACCCTCTAGCAGTCAAGCCTATCCTACCTACACCACCAACATTGAGTAAGTCAGTTCCATTCCAAGAAAAAAGTCCCTTATTGGGGTCACCTATAAAAACTTCTTCATTCTTCCACTGGGCTGTAGACACATTGGAAGAAGAGAAAGTTCCTGTCACTCCTACATTTCCTACAACTCCTGTATCTATAATTACGTATTGCGCTCTACCATCTTGTTGAAAAGCTAATAAATAATCAAACAATCCAAGGTTGGTATTTGTAAGGGTTGTTACTGTATTGCCAAAAGAAATAGCGTTATTACCGCCATCTTTTACTGTCACTTGAGCAGGAACAATTTTGATGTTGCCAAAACCAATAGGCATGGCATTCTCAATCCAAGAGAATTCCTCTTCATCAATAGCTGTCCTGTTGGCCTTAGTGTTCAGACCTTTAAAATTCTTGTAGACAGCGAAAGATTTTTTTTGCTCTGCTGCTGCCATGATTAGAAAGTAGAGTAGGGGTCAGGAATTCTGCGGGTATACACAGAATTCAACACAGCTTGGATATGCTTTGCATACTCTTGCTTGTATATCTCAGCTTCTCCATAACTCTGCTCCTTGTACTTGGCCTTATAAGCCGCATAGAAAGCTACAGGTGTTGTGTAGGGGTCAGTAATTTGGTCAGTGACGCTAGGGTTGGTAGATGACAAAGGTGTAGGCAAGATGGTGGAGTCAATCTCAACAACATACGCTTGGTCAGGAACAGGCCCTATGTAAATTGTGTTTTGTCCGTAGACAGAAAAACAAACAGGTCTGCCGACATAGTTTTGCCAGTAACGCAGTTGAGCATTGAAGTTTGACCAAGGCAAATACCGCAGAGGAATACGACTATTACCCCAGTAGACATTGACGTTCAGGATGTCTAGGGTTGTACCAGTTGCAATAGTGGCATAGGGGATGATTTCCGCAGGGCCAGAGTATTGCAAGGTAGCCGTGCCATCTGTGAATGGGGTAGAAGGTGGGAATGTGTATCCAGAGGAGGGGTAGGGTGGCGCTGTAGAACTAAGCACACCACTAGCAGTTACTTCATATATGAATACGTTATTAAACAAGAACTGACCAGCAGTAACAGTAGCACCAGCAGTCCACACGGTTGCGGGTACGCCTGTACTAGAAATTGGGGTGGCGGTTATTTGCAGGGTGCGTAAACACCCAGTATCCCTGGCTACTCGCTCACGGGCATCATTGATGTAGTCCGTCAGCTCCTGAGTAGACCAAAATACAGAGTTTGCATCATGCAGTAGACGCTGTACTTCCGTGATGTAGGAAGAGAGAGTTGCCATGTTACCTTCATGTTAAGCAACCCTCTGATTGACCTTTCCCCCAACGGATTTC